TAAGACTACCCCAGCAACCCCATATGATGGTTTTTGCTGTACCACCTTAGGTGTTTTTTTAGTAATTTTTGGTTTTTTTACTGTTTTCTTAGCTTTCTTCTTAGGTTGTTCATACGCTTCATTTATATCTGGCGTACTTGGATCGTCTTTGATGTAGTGGCCCTTCTTATTACGAGCTCTTTTTGGTTTTGCTGGCATTTTTTTTCCTCCTCAATTTAGGTTAACAGGGTCAGCACCCCTTTTTTTTAGAATATAAGGTAAACAATCCCTTAGTTCAAAAAATTTTTGCAATTATTTTAACTTTTTCTCTTTTTTTTGGATTTCCTGGCTGTATTTAGAGCAATTGCTATTGATTGTTTCTTCGGATATCCTTCTCTCCTCAATTTTTTAATGTTTTTAGAAATTACTTTCTTGTTCTTACCTTTTTTCAGTGGCATTCCTACAACCCCCTTAGTATAATACTAGATAATAGGTAATTACCTAGTATAGATAATATATAGTAAGATACTAACTAGTTATTATCTAGTATAAGTATATACTCTTGCGTAAATTTATGCAAGTGTTTGGTTTCGCTGTTAACTGTCAGCAATGCTCCATGATGAATGGGTGAGACTTTGTGATTCGGTTAAGGCGAGGAAGCCCTCTAACACCCTCCCTTGTTTTAGGGCTTCCAAATCTTTCCGAACAATGCTATGTTTTACGAAACAAAGGGAGATTTCAATGAAAGATAAAAACTATAAAGGTAAAAGGTCGCATACTGCGCAGAAAAGACCTTGGATTAGAATAATGTTTCCAGAACTCTTTAGTGGTTCTGGCAAAAGGTCAGCTAGAAAGAAGAAAAAGCGCCAAGAGAGAGCTGAGAAGTTAGTTTATAACAATGAAGTCTTTGAAGTTAGAGGTAATTTTCTAGTTGGAGAAACTAATAACAATAAAAATGCGTAAAGAATATAAAAAAACTAATATGCCTAGATGGAAATATGAACTGAAGGCATATCAAAAAAATCGAAAAAACAAAATTACAATGCCCTATTATACATTTATGGAGAAAAAAACTAATGAATAAAAAAGGGGGGTCTATTAAGACCACTACAAAAAACTGGATAATTACTTTAAAAAAAATAGAGAACAGGGAGATAGTTAAGACAGATGAAAGAAGTAAAACAATTAACAATAACATTCAATCCTGACCATGAAGGAGTATATGTTTTAGTAAATATTGATGGTGAATATCATAAAAAGTATTTAACTGAAGAACAACATGGGAATATTTTGCAATCATGTTTTCAATCGTATTTTCAAAAAAAGTCTATTGCTTTACTTAATGATGCTGTAAGAATAGAGAAACAATCAGAAAAACTTCTTGAAAAAACAGAAGCAATGATTAATGTAATGAAACATATATAATGGCTAGAAACTATAAGAAAGAATATAAGAATTATCAGGGAACTGATAAACAAAAGAAGCGTAGAGCTTCTCGAAATACAGCTAGGAGTAGAGCATTAAAGAGTGGTAAAGTCCGTAAAGGTGATAACAAAGATGTTCATCATAAAGACGGAAACCCTAAAAACAATTCAAAAAAGAACTTAGTTGTAAAATCAAGAAGTAAAAACAGATCGTTTCCTAGAACTAAAAAGGCTAGAAAAAAATGACGCTTGAAATAAACCCAGGAGATGTTTTAAGTAATATATCTACTTTTCCTCCTAATAAGCGTAAAGAAATACTTGAGTTATTACACGAGTATGAAGACGCAAAAACAAGAGAGAAATGCAAAGATGAGTATCTTCCTTTTGTAAAAGAGATGTGGCCTGCATTTATTAGCGGTAATCATCATAAAATTATGGCTGATGCATTTCAAGATGTTGTTGACGGTAAATTAAAAAGATTAATTATTAATATGCCTCCTCGTCATACTAAATCAGAGTTTGCTAGTTATCTTTTACCTGCTTGGTTTTTAGGTAAGTTTCCTGAAAAGAAAGTTATTCAAACAGCCCATACTGCAGAATTAGCTGTAGGCTTTGGTCGTAAAGTAAGAAACTTAGTTGGTGATAAAGATTTTAGCGGTGTTTTTGGTGAAGTTAAATTACAATCAGACAGTAAAGCTGCTGGTAG